CCTATCCCCCTGTGTGCCTTGGCAGTCTCAGCCTCTCTATGGGCAGTCGGTGATCCCGCGGTTTGCCGCACAAGGCCCGCAGCAGCATCCCGGACGATTTCTTCCGGGACCAGGCCATCGATGTCCTGCCCACGAAGTGCCCGGTGCGCGCCAGATCGGAGGTGTTCGATGACCCAGCAGCAGACGACCAACCAGCACCTCGTGCTGCCCTTGCCGTGGGTGGAGAAGATTTTCGAGAAGCTGGGCGTGACCTACGGCCGTGACTTCCTGGCGCGCTGGGATGGCTTCGACGCGGATGCCATGGCAGCCGTCAAGTACGACTGGTGCATGGAGTTGGGGGGCTTCTTCGACAAGCCCGATGCCATCGCCTACGGCCTGGCCCACCTCCCGGCCAAGTCGCCCAACGTGCTGGAGTTCCGCGACATCTGCCGGCGTGCACCGCAACCCGAGCTCAAGAAGCTTCCCCGGCCTGTCCAGGACCCCCAGGCCGTTGCCGAGGTGGTGGGGGTCGTGAAGTCCAAGCTGACCAAGCTGCCGGCGGTCGACCCCAAGGGCTGGGCGCTGAAGCTCAAAGCCCGCCATGAGCGCGGCGAGAAGTTGGGCTCCCACCAGGTGCATGCCTACCGCCAGGCCCTGGGGCTGGATGGTCGCCAATCGTGGCAGTAACGAAGAAAAAACAGGAGCAACAAGCAATGATCGTGATTGGAATTGACCCAGGTTTGACGGGTGCCTGCGCAGTGGTCGACCACCTGGGTGTGCGCGCTGTTTTCGACCTGCCCACCATGCCTGTTCCCGGGGCTGGGCCCAAGGCGTTGGTGAAACGCAAGATCGACGGCCGCGCCCTTTGCCAGCTGCTGCTGAAACACTGCCCTGCCAGCGAGGGCAGCGCCCAGGTGGTGCTGGAGCAGGTGCACGCCCGCGGCGATGGCAACGCTCTGCAGACCCAAGCCAGCTTGCTGCGCAGCCTGGGCGCGATTGAGACGGTGTTGGAGTGCCTGAAGTACCCGATCCGCTACGTGTCGCCCCAGAGCTGGAAGCGCGCCTACGGCCTGGGCCCGGACAAGAACAAGGCCTTGGAAACCGCCCGCAGCCTTTACCCCGGTGCCCAGGCCGACCTCAAGCGCCAGAAGGACCACAACCGCGCCGAGGCTGTGCTGCTGGCCCACTGGGGCCGGGGGGAGCTGGCATGAGCATGACACTGGGCCTGATCTTCATAACCTTCGTGGCTGGCGCCTTGATTGGCGGTGCCCCGGCGGCTGTCAGCCTGACCGGCAGACCTGGGGGGCCACTGACCATGGGCCGCCTTGTTCTGACCAAAGGCCAAGACGGCAAGCTGCATGGCCTGGACCCCAAGGGCCAGCGCGCCTGGGACCGCTTCAAGGCCAAGCTGAAGTCGCTGGACTTCGGCGACACGCTGGGCTTCACCTTCTTCCTGCCGCGCGACCCGGTGAGCCACCGCAGCTTTTTTCGCAAGCTGCAGGTCCTGCTGGAGCGCACCGAGGCCTTCACCGAGCTGGACACGCTGCGCGCCTGGCTGCTGCTGGGGGCCGGCTACTGCGACTACGTGCCCGGACTGGATGGAAAACTGCGGGCTGTGCCCCGAAGCATGGCGTTTGACGCCATGGATCAGGCGGATTTCATGGAGCTGAACCGCAAGGTGGAAGAGTTCCTCTACACAGAGCACGCCTTGAATGTGCTGTGGCCGGGGCTTGCCCACCAGCAGCAGTGGAGCTGCCTCACCAGCTTTTTGGAGGATCTGCGCCGATGACCTGCCAAGACTGCGCCCAAGCCCAGACCGCCAAGCACTGGGGCGGTTATCACGCTGACTGCCACGGCTGCCAGGTGCGATCCCTGGCCACTGGCCCCGCCTACTTCTCGGCCGTGCAGGCGAACGCCATCACCGGCCAATACCGTGGCGCCCTGCAGGCGCTGTTTGGGGAAGGTTGGAAGCAGGCGCACGAAGAGGTGAAGGCCGAGCACGCGCGCCTGGCGGCCATGCCGGATCCCTGAAAAGCAAAAGGCCCACCGAAGTGAGCCTCCTGCCGAGCTGTACGCCCTAGACACGCCACAGTTTACAGGAGCCATGCATGAGCCTCAATACAGATCGACGCACCAGCCGACAAATCATTTGGGACGCCATCCAAGAGATGGCGGCCTTGGGGCAGGCCATCACCCGCAAAACCCTGCAAGAGGTGACGGGCCTGACCTATCACATCGTGGACGACCACGTTTCACGCTTCGTGGACGAGGATGGAACGCTGCGCCGGGTCGTGGATGGGGTGTTTGAGCTGGTGAAGGGCTACGACGCGCCGCGGCCGGTAAGTGTCACGGACCTGGACGACGGGCAAACCATCATTGAAGTGGGCGACCAAGAGATGCGCCTGTGGCCGCGTGAGGTGCGCAAGGTGGCGATGCGGTTGGCCGGCGAGGCCCAGCAGCTGGCCACCATGCAGCTGCAGCACGATGTGGCGCTGGCCACCCAGGGGCTGCAGCTGGAATTCCGTGCAGTGCAGCGCGAAATGGCGGCGCGGATCAAGGAGCTGGAAGAGTCGAACCAGCGACTTCGAAAACAGGTGGCGGAACGGCCAGCGCAGGTGGCGTTGCTCTAGTCGGTTACCAGCGGGAGTAGTCGTTGGACTCGATGCGCCACGATTGGTACATGGTGTCTTTGTAGTAAACCCAGAGGCCATAAAAGATCGCTGCGCAGCCGAGTCCAAATATTCCCAGGCTGACATAGAACAGCTCCTGAGGAGCCTCAATTTTCAAACTGCTGAAGCTAAGCACCAGCGCTTGAATTTTGGCAACGAAAAACGCGACCAAAATAATCCGAGGCCGCAAAGCATCATCATGGGGCCACGCCATTTGCCAAGAGCGCGAGCAGTGCGCTCTGTATCCAAGAATAAATCAAGCAAAACAGATACCTCCGTGAAGCCATTCTGCGCATGACCTGGCCCCTGTCTACCGGTGTTGCCTAGTTGATACGATTGGCGCTCACTAGGAGAGGGATATGACACCTGAAGAAATTCAAGCCTTCACCCACGGCCTGATCAGCGGGCAATCAGTCTGGTACGTTTTAACACCGGTTGTTGGCGCTGTCGCAGCTTACTTTGGGGCCTATCAAGCGGAAAAAGGCAAAAATAGTGCAACCAAAGAAGACATAGGTGAGATCACCAAAGCTGTGGGTGAGGTGAACTCAGGGTTCAACAAAAAACTTGAGGAATTCAAAGCTCATCATCAGCTACGCATGGTTGCAGCTGAAAGACGGATCCAGGCTCACCAAGAGGCATTTTCCCTTTGGCGTGAGTTTCACCAAGGCTACTCACAAGATGACGAGTCTTGGAAGACGACCTATAAAAAAGCAGATAAGTGGTACCAGGAAAACAACTTTTTTCTTGGAAAAGAAACAAGAAACAATTTTTATGTAGCCTTGACAGGATCCGACAGATTCAGAATTTGTCGCCAAGCGTTGGATTGCAAAATTAGAAACGGAATAGATGAAAAAGAGTATTTTGAGTTGCAGTCAGAACTTCTGAAAATTTGGGAATGTGAAGTTCTAAAGCTGCTTCCGCTTGTGTTTGAAGAAGTTGAGCTCCCATCATTAGCCAAACCACAACCCCCCGCCTAAGATTCGCTGGTTCGTAGGTATCCCGGAACACTCCGGGGCATGGCAACCAGTACAGGCAAAGCACCCACCCCCCAAAGCCCCAGGTTGACTGGGAGCGCATCGAGCTGGACTACCGGGCAGCAATCAAGACGCTGCGCCAGATCGCTGACGAGCATGGCATCTCGCATGGCGCTATCAACAAGCGCGCCAAGCGTGATGGATGGGAGCGCGACCTGACGGAAAAGATCCAGGCCAAGGCTGATGCGCTGGTATCCAAGGCTGCGGTATCCAAGACGGTATCCAAAGAAGGGCGAGCGGCCGAGACCGCTGTCATCGAGGCCAACGCCCAGACGCAGGCCAGCATCCGACTGGCACACCGTGCCGACATCGAGCGCACCCGCCGCCTGTGCATGCGCATGCTGGCCGAGCTGGAGCAACAGAGCGCCGCGCCCGAGCTGCTGGGCGAGGTAGCCGAGATCCTGGCCAGCGTCCCGCCGGAGGAGATGACCAAGGCCCAGCGGGCGAAGCTGGCCGACGCCGCAGCCCGTGCGGGCTCGCTGCAGTCCCGCTCCAGCACCATGCGTTCCCTGTCCGAATCGCTCAAGAGCTTGGTCGCACTGGAGCGCCAGGCCTATGGCATCAAGGAGGAGGCGGCGCCACCGCCAGACCCTGGTGTGGCCTCTTTCTCGACCGCTGACCTTTTTGCGATGCGCGATGCGCTCAAGAAGGGTGCCGCATGAACGTCGACAACCTCTCACCCGCCCAGCGCGAAGCCATGCTGGCCTCCATCGAACTGGAGCTGTCCCGCCGCAAGATCGACAGCATGTACCCGGACACCGGGCCGCTGCGCCGCGAGCTGTACCCCAAGCACATGGAGTTCTTCAAGGCCGGCGCCACCTACCGCGAGCGCTGCGCCATGGCGGCCAACCGCGTGGGCAAGACCGAGGGCATGGGCGGCTACGAAACCGCGCTGCACTTGACTGGCCGCTATCCGGACTGGTGGGAAGGGCGCCGCTTTGACCGGCCCGTGCGCTTCTGGGCTGCCGGCAAGACCAACGAAACCACCCGCGACATCGTGCAGAACAAGCTGTTCGGCCCGGTGGTGGGCTCTGGCACGTCCAAGTGCTTCAGCGGCACCGGCCTGGTGTACGCCGACTGCATCGAGCGCGTGGGCTGGAAGCAGGGCGTGACCGATCTGGCCGACACCGTGTACGTCAAGCACGTCAGCGGCAAGTTCTCCGAGCTGGGCCTGAAGTCTTACCAACAGGGCCGGGGCAGCTTTGAAGGCACCGAGCGCGACGGCATCTGGCTGGACGAGGAGCCGCCGCTGGAGGTCTACAGCGAGTGCCTGATTCGCACGGCCACCACCAACGGCATCGTGTACATCACCTTCACCCCCCTGGAGGGCACCACCGGCACGGTGATGATGTTCCTGGAGGGCGAGCAGGAAGCCAAGGAGGAGCCGCTGTGCCTGCAGTAAGCGCATCCCGCTACCTGGTGACCGCTGGCTGGGACGATGTGCCCCACCTGGACGCCAAGACCAAGAAGGAGCTGTGGGCCAGCTCGCCCCCGCATGAGCGCGAGGCTCGTGCCAAGGGCATCCCGACGCTGGGCAGTGGCCGCATCTTCCCCGTGGAAGAGAACAGCATCAAGGTGCCGGCCTTCGCCGTGCCGCCGCACTGGGCCCGCATCAACGGCATCGACTTCGGCTGGGATCACCCGACCGCGGCGGTGCAGTTGGCCTGGGACCGGGACAACGACTGCATCTATGTGATCCAGGCGCACCGGCTGAGCCACGCCACGCCCGTGATCCATGCCTCCACCATCAAGCCCTGGGGTGACTGGGTGCCCACGGCCTGGCCGCACGACGGCGAGCAGCACGACAAGGGCTCTGGCGAGCAGCTGGCGCTGCAGTACGCCAAGGCTGGTTTGAGGATGCTCAAGGATCGCGCCACGTTTGAAGATGGCTCCAACGGTGTGGAGGCCGGCCTGATGGACATGCTGGACCGCATGCAGACCGGGCGCTGGAAGGTTTTCGCCCACCTGAATGACTGGTTCCAGGAGTTCAAGCTGTACCACCGCAAGGACGGCAAGGTGGTCAAGAAGCTGGACGACTTGATGAGCGCAAGTCGCTACGCCTTGATGATGAAGCGGAAGGCCATCACCAAGCCCAAGCCGCAGCGCCCGATAACCGGTGGCTGGGCGCCGCTGGATCAAGAAATGGGGTATTGAAATGCAAGCAACCGCTAACAACGGGGGCATGCAGCCCCAGGGCGCCGAAGCGCCAGCCATTGATGACCGCCAGACCCTGCTGCAGAACCTGCTGGCCAAGCGCCGCGAGGCGATTGCTGGGCGTGCTGGCTCGGGCATCGAAGAGGAGTGGACCGAGGACGAGGAGCACTACCAGGGCATCGATGATGCCAACCGGGCATTCCAGTCGGCCAACATGCTGTACCGCAGCCGTAGCAAGGCGCTGCTGTCGGGCCAGCAGCAGGGCCAGCAGCCCGCGCGCTCCGTGGTGTTCCTGAACATCACACGTCCGTATGTGGATGCGGCCAGCGCCCGGGTGGCCGACATGCTGCTGCCTACGGACGACCGCGCCTGGGAGATCAAGTCCACGCCGCTGCCGACACTCAGCCAGCTGCAGCTGACCAAACTGGCCGAGGCGATGCGGATGTCCAGCACGGATGATGTGCAGGATGCAATGGAGCAGCAGGCCAAGCTGGCCCAGGAGGCGGCTGCCAAGATGCAAAAGGCCATCGAGGATCCGCTGGTCGAGTCCAACTGGCACGGCGAGGTGCGTCAGGTGATCGAAGACTCTGCGCGCTGCGGCTCTGGCGTGCTCAAAGGCCCGTTCCCCGTGGTGCGGACGGTGCGATTGACGCGCCAGGACCCGGTGACCCAGCTCAAGACACAGCACAAGGTGGACGAGATCAAGCCTGGCAGCAAGCGCATCGACTTCTGGAACCTGTTCCCGGACCCAGCCTGCGGCGAGAACATCCATGCCGGCGGCTTCATTTTTGAGCGCGAGTACATCGGCAAGCGCCAGATCATGGAATTGCTCAAGGATGCGAGCTATGACCGTGCGGAGTTGCTGGCCGTGCTGCGCGAGGGTCCGGCAAAGACCCGGGAGGGCACGGAGTCGGTCTACCGTCATGGCGACGACGAGTTTGAAATGTGGATCTTCCACGGGCACTGCATGCGTCAGCAGCTGCAGGCCATGGGGGTGGAGCTGGACCAGGACGCCGAAGAGCAACTGCCGGCCATGGCGGTGATGATCAACGACCGCCTGGTCAAGGCCGTGCTCAGCCCCTTGGAGAGCGGTGAGTTTCCCTATGACGTGCTGGCCTGGCAGCGCCGCCCAGGTATGCCCTGGGGGATTGGCATCAGCCGCCAGATCCGTACCGTGCAGCGCATGATCAATGCCAACACACGCGCCATGATGGACAACAGCGGTCTGTCTGCCGCCCCGCAGGTCGTGATCAGCAATGGGGTCACGCCATTGGATGGCGTCTACTCGATTCGCCCTGGCAAGCTGTGGCGCGCGGAAGCTGGCAGCGATGTGCAGGACGTGACCAAAGCCTTTGCCAGCTTTTCGGTGACCAGCGTGCAAAACGAACTGATGAACATCATCCAGTTCGCCCAGAAGATGGCCGAGGACACCACCGGCATGCCGGCGATGCTGCAGGGCATCCGTGGCGATGCTCCGCAGACCCTGGGCGGCATGCAGATGCAGAACAACAATGCCACCAGCGTGCTGCGCCGCCTGGCCAAGCGCTTTGACGACTACATGACGCGGCCGCACATCCAGCGCTATTTCGACTGGATGATGAGCTACAGCGACGACGACAGCATCAAGGGGGACTTCGAAATCGAAGTCTGCGCATCTTCAGCCCTGGTGGAGCGGGACGCCCAGCAGCAGTTCCTGATGTCGCTGCTGCAGGCTTCGGCCAACCCGGTGTATGAGCTGGATCCTGCCAAGCTGGCGGCCGAGCTGTGCCGTGGTCAGCGCCTGGACCCGAAGAACTTCCAGCTGACAGAGGAGCAGAAGGCCCAGCGGGCACAGCAGGGGCAAGACCCCACCATGCAGGCCAGGGCCAAGCTGTTCGGTGCGCAGGCAGAGAAGGCCCTGGCAGACGCCGAGCGTTTGCAGGCCCTGACCGTGGGCGCCCGGGTGGAGGCCCAGTACAGCGCGGTGCAAACGGCCCAGGTGATCGAGCAGATCCCCGACACCGCCACCACGGCCGATGCGCTGCTGCGTTCTGGCGGTGCCAAGGACATGGATGCCGCGCCCATCGTGCCCCAGGCCAGTGGGGCAGGGGAGGTGCCACCGGTTGAGGTGCCCACGAACACCAACCCGTTGACGCCGGCCAATCCGATCACCGACTGCCCATAGAGAGGCTGAGACTGCCAAGGCACACAGGGGATAGG